GCGCCAATCGATTTCGTCATCGATCTCAGCACTACCGACGATACGCCACACATCACAGACGTCTCCACAAAAGGCATTTTGGGCGAGTGATGCAAGGTTTCGTCTGTTTGTCGGAGGCAGAGGATCAGGAAAGACGCGTGCTGGCGCAGTAGAAGCATTGCGCCAGCCAAAGAACACCACAGGTTTGGTCGTCGCACCTACTTATCCCATGCTTCGTCTTGGCGCCATGGAAACAATTCTGAAACTCACTGCGAAAGCAGGAATTGTGACTGCATGGAATAAGAGCGAAATGGAATTGCGTCTGATTGGGGATCGACGAATCATCTTTCGCAGTGCTGACAATCCAGATCGTTTGCGTGGTGCAAATGCTGGATGGCTATGGCTTGACGAAGTTGCTATGATGGACGCAGAGATTTGGCCATTGAGCATCGCCACATTGCGAGAATCTCCCGGAAGAGCATGGATGTCTACGACACCAAGAGGCAAAGATTGGGTATACGAATTGTTTAATGGCAATCATGCTGACTACGCAACGATTCGTAGCAAGACCACAGACAATTTGTTTCTCGACGACACATTTGTGTCCACACTGCGCCAGTCCATGACATCAGAGATGTATCGTCAGGAAGTAGATGGCGAATTCACTGATCCCATTGGCGCATTGTTTCGTCGCGAATGGCTTCATGTTACCAATGTGCGTCCACATGGCGCAAAATGGTTTCGCTATTGGGATTTAGCAACATCAACGAAGCAGTCAGCAGACTACACTGCATCTGTGCGATGCTGTCTCCATGAAGGATATCTGTACATCGCTGATGGCATCCATATGCGCGCAGAATGGCCTGATGTGCGACGCGTCATGATTTCTACGATGCGATCTGAGACAGACACGACGCATGGAATTGAGAAAGCCATGAATGGCTTGGCAGCAGTGCAGGAATTGCGACGATTGCCAGAATTGGCTTCCATTCCATTCCGAGGAATTGACGTCAAAGGCGATAAGATTCAACGTGCCATGCCATGGGCAGGAAGAGCAGAGGCATTGCTGAGGATGTTTTGATAGGCACCTGTTTCTCTGGAGGCCGAGGAATTGGCAATGGTGCGCGTCGTCCATAGGCGATGCCATCGACAATTGCTTTGCGCTCTTGTCGCTGTGCGCCAGTGCGAGGAATCTGTGCGCCATAGAGCATGTCAACGATTTGCTCATCACTAATCTGATGATAGCCAACAGACTCTGCGCCAGCAAGATATCCTCCAAGCAGTCTACCTGCGCGAATGCGTGTTTCATGTCTATCGCCTTCGAGCGCATCTGCGACCATGCGCATACCTGCGTCGATGCGTCGTTGCATGACTGCCTTTATCCATGCGTCTGGATAGTCAGCATTGCTGGCTTCAACATTTGGCAAAGGTTTTGCTGCAGAATGTGCATACGCCAATTCGTCAACAAGCCAGTCCACAGTATCTTGGATATCTTCCAATTCTTCACTGGCACCATCAGTCATATTCTCAGTAAATGTGAAATATCGCGCAGTCTCATAGATTTCTACTTTATCGCCTCCAGTAGTACGGCCTTTGAGACGCGATCCCTCAGGAATCTTTGCTGTGCCAATGATGTGCAATCCTTTTCCTGACGGAGATATCTCTGAGTAGGATTCAGTCAATAACAGTGCTTGTCGAGCAATTGCTGATGGCTTGACCGATCCGTCAGGCAGTGTGGTAAAGCAGGCATCCAAATCGATGCCAACAATTCCGTCTCCAGTCAGCACAAAGCCAACACCAACAGTGTTGTATTTGCCTACTGCCTTCTCTGCTTCAGCATAGGATGTCCATGTCGAGGAATCTGTGGACGACGCATTGCGTCCAGATTTCGCATCTACTGGAATCTTCTTTGCTGTGTAGCATACCCATCTTGGCTGAGATTTCAGATCGTCTATGTTCATACGCTCTTCTCTTGTACGATACGCAGAGTCTCGCGTCGTGTCGTGTCTTTTCTCGCTGCAGTCAGTGCATTCGCAGTCTGCACATCGCCATCAGCAATGGCACGCAAGATGATATCGTCTACCATTTTGGTGTCATAACTATGCGACGTTGATGCTGGCACGATGCTGGCAGATGCGAGGCCTTTGATGGAAACTTTGCCTCCGGCTTCAGAGACCAAAACCTTGATGTTTTCGCGTGTTTCATTCTGCGACGCAGTAAGAGCATCAATCTCACTCTGGAATTCTCGAAAATCGTACAATGCGACGCGCAGTGCTTCCATGGTTTTTGTGATATCGGTCATTACTTTCCCCATTTCCCTTTGCGTACTATCAGTGCAATGATTGCGTATCCTGCCAGATCCATCAGAGTGTCGTCGATGGATTCATCAGCATCGCTTATGTTTGGATTCATAGTCAGTGTGATGAGTCTTTCGATTTTATCACTCATGCGCACAGCGATCCCAAAGACACCAAATCGTCCAATTGCATGTGCGCCATATGCAGATGCTTTGATGACATGCTGTGCGCACAAATCGTCGCATGTTTCCATGAATGCTTCGAATTGTTCTGGATAGGTTTGCAACAATGCTTCGAAATTATCTGGACGTTTCATTCTTGCACCACAGATACATCAGCAGTTTTCTCTGCTTCAACAACATCGCGCAGTGCATTGGAAATGAGTTTGTTGCGTGTGATTCCTTTGGCGATAGCCACATCATAGAGCGCATGTGCGATGCTGATTGGCAATCGCACACTCAGATATGTCGATGCTGGTGCATGTGGCTTTGGGCCTCGTCGTTTCTTCTCGGTCATTTCACTGCCTTTATCTGATTCGAATTGCATATAAACCTCCAGTGAGAAGCGCAGTGAATTTCACTGCGCTTCTCGGTAGCGACCTAGAATGGTCGTGAATCCTCATCATATTCCGTCGGAGTATTGCGTGTCTCGACAGATGCTTGCTCAGATGGTGCATCATCATTGCTTCGCATCTCTTTTGACCAATCGCGATATTCCTCGAATGCAGTCTGTGCTTTCGCCATCATGTCTTTTCCGACATAGAGCGATGCGCACAGATCGCGGTCAATCTTGGCCACATCGAATCCGATTTGTGGGATGACCACACCAGATCCATAGCCAGTATCTGTGACGATTACTTTTCCTTTGCGATCCAATGGCTGAACGATTGGTGTCCAGAACATGAATGCTGGTATGTCTCGCTTCGCGGTCTTCTTGGCTTCGCTAGCGATTTCCTTCATGGCACTGAAGATAGATTCGCCTTTTGTCGCAGTCACACCACGACCAACTAATCCTTTCACTGGCCAGACGACGACATCGTCGTATCCTTCCATGAAGCAGAGAATTTCTGTGTACAGACGCATGTTAGCATTTGGCTTCCAAGACGTATGCCATGTCTTGGTACGAATGCCATTGGTCGTTTCCTCAGTGTATGCTTGTGTGCGTGTGCGAATGACGACGATACGCAGTGAGGATGCTGTGAAACCTTCTTCGTCGTCAAAGAGAGGTGCAGATTCCCATGGCTTCTGCAGATTGGAAATCTGAGATGCTCTTGCGTAGAATTTTCCGACAACACCACGTGTCTTCGTTGTCGATAGCCAAGAGATGCGAGGAATGCCATCGCCAATCTCTTCTCGCTCATGACTGTAATTGATGTCTTGCAGATCGCGTTCAAAATCACTCATGGAGTTTCTCCCTTGTGCAGTTTGGCGCCAGCACTGTGCTGGCGCCATGTTGGATTACTTAGAGGCCAGGATTTACTTCTTCCCATGTGGGAATGGCGCCAAGAGGATCGATGGCGTATGTGCCAAATTGCTTCATGGCACGACGAAGCAATTCCTCGCTGTAGATGTCATAGGCGATCACATCGCCTATCACAAATGCTACCTGCGAAGCAAACTCCACAAAGGAATTGCTTCGGTCAGAGACCGTCTTGCGCATTTCCTCTGCTTGCTCTTGTGTGATGTGTCTCATCATGGTCGTTGCCTTTCTATGTACTGCGCTCATCTGGCGCGATGTACCAGTCTTAGATAAATTCTGATGATCGTTGTCTTATTGTCTGGCGCCAGCACAGTGCTGGCGCCATGTGCTTGTTCTCTTATGCGTCTTCTTCTGAATCGTCTTGAATTGGCTTGATTGGCATGCTAATTGCATACATGGCAGATTCGTAATATGTGCGCTCAGGATATCCTGCAACATTTGATGTGTTGGATTCTACCCAAATATCCATTACACGTTTGCCTTTTGCAGAAACACAAATCATTGTTGGTCGCTTT